ACAATCTAATAAAGATTTCAGATATGATTATTTATTTGCGTTTTCCACGCTTTTTTGGTTGAGGAATTCCAAGGTCATGTTCAGTCAAAACTTTAAACTGAACTCCATTATCTTTTGCGAACTCACTTGCAGCTTCCCATTTGGCTTGATTAACCGCATAGGTTGTGCATTCATTGATATACGACTTTGTGACTCTGGCTGGTTTCTTCGGTTCGATACATTGTCTTTGAGGTTTGATCTCAATGATGTATCGACACACTCTACCGTCCTGGTGTCTTATCTGTACAATCCCATCAGGATAATATCTATGAACCCTTTTGTCAACAGGTGACACATATGGTATTGAGAATTCTTCCGATGCATATTTCAATACAGCATCATTCCTATCACACCATTTCAAGAAGTGTAATTCCCAACTACTACGGTAGACTATATTTCTCGCATCCCCCATATATTTTTCAGGATGTTGGGGGTGAAATCTTCCTTGATGATACTTCGAACCCCTTGGCATCAGTTATACATAGTAATAGAAGTAGTATCAGTATTTAGATGCCAGGTCCAACGCCGAGAGTATATAAAACTTCTGAAATAAAGTCGAGACTTCTTAATGTAGCTCGTCCTACTACATACATGGTTAAATTTACACCTCCACCTGAGGTTCAGTCCTTCATGGCTCAACGTGGTATAAGTTATGCCACTAAGGGAGAAACTTTTGAATTATCTTGTACCGTAATCAAAACTCCATCAACTTCATTTCTCACACACTCTGTTAGTGCAGACTATCATGGTGTGACACAAGAAGTTCCATATCGTAGAGCATACGAGAATGAGATTGGATTGACATTTTACGTTGACGCTCAATATGAAATCGTTGAGTTTTTTGAAGGTTGGGTTGATTACATGAGCGGTCTAGGTTCAACTCTTGCTAGAGAAGAATATAGAAAACCTCAGGCATTCTATAGACAGAACTATTATAACGATTATGCTTCAAGTAGTTTGTTTCTAACAAAATTTGAAAGAAGTTATAATAGAAAACTTGGTGCGGTAGAAGAAGCCGAACCTCAAAAGTATTTGGAATATGAAATGATACAAGCATATCCCAAAGCTATAAATAGTATGGAGTTGGGATATGCTAATACAGATACCCCTCTTACATTGGATGTGACTTTTGGTTATACCCGTTACGTTAGAGTAAGAAGATGAAAACGTTTCAAGAGTTCCTATCTGAAGATGCTGCTTCAGCAACACAAGCAACTATTGCTGGTGATGACACTCGTGGTGATTCGGGCACTGAAGGGGAGGGTGTAGATACAAGATTCAAAAAGAGACTAAAGACTGGTCTTGGTGCATATCTGAAAGATAAATTCAAAAATAAAGATAAGGACAAACCCGAAAAAGAAAAGCCAGGTAGAGATACATCATATAGGGGACAAGGTACGGGAAGAAAAGACACTGTATCAAAAGCAAAACCTGCTACAGGACCATCATCAAAAGGTAGATCATTACCAGCGGGTAAGGAACGTCCAGCACTTCCTGCAGGTAAGGACTCGATGGTCGCAAAAAGAGTGGCTGCCGCTAAACAAACACCACAACACAAACAGATCTCTGCAAGACCAGCATCAACTGCGATGGCTGGTAGTAGACAGAGACCTGCAATCAGACCTGCAAAGTCTAATCTGTCAAGAGACAATAAGGGTGTACAAAAGGTTAATGTACAAGACCTTGGACCAACCACTCAGAAGAGATTAAACCCAGCTAGAAGTAATCAAAAACGTTTACCTCCTGCAGGATTCAGAGCTAAAGACCTTAGAGCACGTGGATGAAGAACAACAGGACTATTTGAATAGTGATGTAAATCGATTTACTGAAGAAGAGGTAAATCGTATCAAAGCTATGAGAGATGAAGATAATATGATGTTGGAGATTATCGAGAAACTCCAAACTGAAGTAGAAGTTGTTCCTGACGTTGGTAAATATTTTACCTTTATATACACCGCAAAAACACCAAGAGTCGAATACGATAGATTCCCTTTAGTTGCTGTAACTGGTGTCTTTAGGTGGGGATTCAGAGGTTTGAACTATCACTGGGGAGAAATGAGAAATTACACCTGGGAAGAATTACAAAGCAATCTATATAAGGTATATCCCATGGAATTGAAGACTCTAAGAGCAATTCCATATCAAAGTTTCACAATAAATAACTAAAATACCTAGTAGAATGTCTATATCCACATCCACATTAGTATATGATGGGTTGACTGTTGAACAACGTGTCAATACAGTAACTGGGGAAACAGAAATTTATACCGCAGATGGAAGCACCCAACTTGCTGTGGGAAGTGGTCAGGACTGGACAATAACAAACGAAAAAGAATTTAGAAGTCAATATAATAGTATCCCTGGAAATAGTAAAACATCACTTTCATTTGAAAGGGACTTTCAAAACGATACAGCCACATTTAATGAGGCAAGGACTGTAGTTTTAAATGATGCAAACTTAAACAATACCGCTGCTCAACAAACACTTTTTGAAAATGGAATTCCTGGATCACAGGATCCAACCACTGGTAACTATATCAATAATGACGGTAGTGTCACATCCACTAATCCCTTCAGCAATGATCCAGCTGCGGTAGTTAGTGCAGATCCAACTAATACAGCAACTCCTACAGGGACAGGAACAGATCCAGATGCAAGTAATGATACATCAGTAAGTGGTGGTGCGGATGGTGTAAATCCAACAGCGACAGGAACAGACTCAGGTTCAAGTAATGATAATAATGGAGCTAGTAGCAATACTGGAGGAACAAAGACAACTGGTGGTACCTCGGAAGTTTTAAGATATCCATTAGAGATGCCAGACGCATCTTCGGGTTTTGAATTCGATTATATTAGTATTCAAGCTGCTGAATATAGTCCAACTGGTCTTTCTCCACAAACAGGTGATTTGAGTAATGTAAACGTAGGCACCGAAAGATTTGAAACTGTTATTCTTCCAATGCAACCTAAGATTTCAGAAGCAAATGCAGTAAATTACGAAGATAGTAGTTTGAACTTCCTTCAGAGTGTTGCAGGAGGTGCAGCAATGGGGCTAATTAACGTTTTTGATGGAGGTCCTGAGAATATTATTAAAAATATAGGAAAAACATTTAGTCAAACTGGTGACAAAATAAAAGATTTGGCTCAAGATCCAGCCACTAAAAAATACCTAACAGCATATTTTGCGGGTCAAGCGATACAAGCAAATCTTGTCGGTAGAACCACAGGTACCGTAGTCAATCCAAACCTTTCAGTACTTTTCAATGGTCCCACTTTAAGAACATTCAATTTCAGTTTTCCAATGACTCCAAGATCAAAAGATGAGGCCAAAAGAATAAGAAAGATAATTAGAGCGTTTAAGAGAAATTCTTTACCACAGAGGACATCATCAGGAGCATTCTTGAAGTCACCTCGTATATTCTTGTTGAAGTATATTTTCAAGAGTAATTCAACAGCTGGAACTCAACATCCATTTCTAAATAAGTTTAAACCGTGTATGTTGACAAGTTTTGCTGTCAATTACACTCCTGATAACTCATATATGACTTTGAGAGATGGATCGATGACTCGATATACCATCGATTTGAGTTTCAAGGAAGTAGTTCCAAATTATGCAGATGAGTATAATGATATTGAAGAACTAAACATGGGATTCTAAACATGGCAAAAAAGTATTTTAGAAATTTACCAGATTTTGACTATGTTGATAGGACAAAAGAGGGTCAGAATATATCTGACTATACTCGGGTAAAAAACCTTTTCAAGAGAGCAGAAATTTCTGAAGACATTTTTAAGGATCTCAACTTTTTCACCAAATATCAGGTAGTTGGTGACGAAAGACCTGATAATGTTGCGAAAAAGATTTATGGTGATCCAAACCTTGATTGGGTTGTCATGTTATGCAACAATATATTGAACTTTGAGTCAGAATGGCCAAAAGATCAGGAATCATACAATAAGTACCTTCTAAACAAATATGGTACATATGACAAACTCAATGAAGTTCATCATCATGAGACACTTTTAATTACTGATAAGGCAGGTAGACAAATTGTCCCTGCAGGGTTAGAAGTTCCAGAAGACTTTTCAATCACTTTCTACGATCCTACCCTAAAACAGACAATCACAAGATCTAGTACATTTCCCGTATCAAACCTCATATATGAGGACAGAAAAGAAACCGAAAAGAGAAGTATATTCATTCTAAAGGACATTTACATCGGTCTCGTTATCGACGACATTGAAGAGGTTATGCCATATACCCCTGGATCCAGTCAATACGTCTCAGACCGTGTTGTGAGGGGTGAAAACATCAGACTGTATGTTTAAAAAAATCTAATAGGGCAAAAAAATACCCCGAATTTTTTTCGGGGCTTTTTTGAAATCAAAAGGCGATTTTGGTATCAGGACTCCGCAAGCTTACTGAAGTAGGACATGGGGTCTTCGTCATCGTCTCCTTTACTGACAGTAATATCAGGAGAGTTGAAGTCAGAAGTTGTCTTTGAAGTCTGGTAGGAGTCTTCCAGTTTTCGCATGACTTCTTCTTCGGAGACAGTCTTTCGTTCTGTTGCTGCGTAGTTATCATACTCAGTTTCTTCCTCTACGGTTGATCTACGGGTGGACTTGTTGCCCAGTACATAATCAAGACGCTTCTTCAGTTCATCATAGGATTTGAACTGATCGGGTGCAGTGAAGGCAGTGAGTGAATACTGCTTCTTCCAGATTGCTTCCATCGCTTCATCGTCATCCAGGAGAGGAGACACACGATCGAACTCGGAACTATCATAGTTCCAGTAACCAGCAACCTTCTTCAGTTTGAGTTTGAAGTTGGCACCTTGCCAGAAGTCAAAGGGGTTGATAGGAGTTTCATCTTCGAATTCAGGTTGCATTGCTTCCATGATCTTGTCGAAGATCTTCTTACCAAACTTGTACAGGAATACCTTACCTTCATTCTGAGGGTTGGCAGGGTCCTTGACCACGTAGATATTTGCGTAGAAAGAAAGTTTACGCTTTTGTTTGCGAACGGTTTCCTTGTCTGCTTCGTTACCACTGTTCCACAGTTCACGGTTCAGTTCACCGATAGGATCCTTACCACCAATAGTGGTCAGGGAGTTTTCGATGTACCAACCACCAGGACCTTGGAAGGCATGGGAGAACAGTTTCACCCAAGGGAGATCTTCTCCTTCGGGAGCAGGAAGGAAACGAATAACAGCATATCCGTTACCACTTTTATCCATCTCTGGTTTCCACAGACGGTCATCGGCACCACCGCCGCCACCACCGTTTTGCTTCTCTACTTCTTTGACCAGTTTCTGTGTCAGAGAACCAAGAGAGGATTGTTTCTTTAGATCTGAAAAAGACATTCGTATTTACCTGTAGTTTGTATTTGGCTTGTTGGTCAAGTTTGGGTGGGGGACCTGACCACCCCCGTATACTACACCCCTCAGAGGGACTCGTCAAGGTGTTTTCTCATATTATCTATGACGTTTGTCATGTTGCTGAAAACGTAGGACAGATCCACGTCAGCAGGGAATCCAAGTTGACGAGCAGAGGACATGATACTGTCCTTCATCAACTGTGCTTCAGGGTCATCAGAAAGACTCAGACGAGTGTAGAGAACCTGTTGTTTTTTCAACAGGGTCTCCAACATTTCCACATGTTCCAACTTATCTTTGTTAGACATAGAGGGAAATGAAAACACATTCTTATAGATCTCCTCTTGGAGATCAGAAATCTCTTTCATTTCCGTTTGAACAATTTCTGACTGGAAGAAACTCATTCTACTCCTACTTCTGTTTCTGCTTCTGCTACGACTTCTTGTTCCTTAGATGCTCTTGAGATACATCTCACGTCCGCCATCGATCTGTTGTTCAATTTCAGCTTTTTGTTGCTTTAAATTTTCAAGCACGGTTGCATTATCAAGTGCCATTGATTATTACCTCCTTGAGGATAGATTTAAATTTAAATACATCAATATGTATAAAGGAATCATACTTGTCAATTCTCATCGACAAGAACTTCCAGACAGGATCATTTAGTCTCCTGTCAAATTCCTTTTTGAATCCCAGAATCTTATTCAAGATAACCAGGGATTCAAGTGATAGATTTTTTCCAAGATGTTCTCTTACAATCTGAGGATGTTTTGTCCCGTCAATAAAGAACATCTCGTCAAACTTTTTGTCTGAGAAGACATTTTCTACCTCTGTTCGAAACGTGTAAGATAAACTCTGAAGACGTTTCTTCCAGTTGGTGTAATTTGTCTCTCCGTTCCGAACGATCTCACCAATCCACAGAGACTGAGGATCATCACAAGACACAAAATTACTAACGAAGAATTCAATAACTTCACTATCATCTTTCTGACGACTCAATTTTTCAAAGAAAAATCTGTCCTTACGTTTGTAGAAAGATTCTAAAGACGCACGGGATTTTCCTCCGTACCTATGATAGTCATATTTTTCTTTAGTGAAGTGATTTTTCAATCCAAGATAACTCTTGTAACAATCGAAGGGTTTCACTTTAGGAATCATAAAGGGAGTTTCGCATGAGATGTTCTCTTGAGGAGATTCAATTCCATTGCTTCGGCTTTGAGTTTCTCCTTCAATGGTTTAGATATTAACTTAGGAATAGACTCAATGTCAATATTGTTTTTCTCACAGAAGAAAACAATCGAGTCCATGTACTTCATGTCCTTGTTTTCTTTTGCAATCTTTTCAATCTCTTCAGAAAACGTCCTACTATTGTAGAACTTATTCTCGATGAGTTGTTCCACACTGAGTTCAGGTTTTGCCATATTCCTGTAATTTGAATTGAACAAACTCTCTAATATATTCGGTGAGAAGTTTGATGTACTTACTCTTGTCATACTGTTCATAAACGACACATTCCCCATCCTCACAGGACATAATAATAACAAATTTTTTGACTGTAATACCAGTCATTTCATAGAGCATACAGGCATATGCTGCACACTGGACATAATAATGTTCGATCCACTTTTCAGGTTTAGGTTTCTTGCTCGTCTTGAAATCGATGATCGCAAGTTCACCTTCATACTCTGCAATGCAATCGACAGTTCCAGCAACTCCCAGCTGGTTAGAGAACAATGACTGTTCGATTGCATGAATGTTATCGATTTTGTCTAGAGTCGGTTTCGACTGTTTGAACAAATATTCCGACAACGGTTGTACACTAGGAAGTTCTTCATTTTTCATGTAGTGTTCAACCAGTGTGTGCATGTCAGTACCACGACTGGTTGCTGCCTTAGTAATCTTGTTTGCTTCTTCCACACCAACACGTTTTCTCCACTTAGT